ATTTCAAATTTTGTACATCCACAAATTTTACATCTCCACATCTTCATCCTCCATTAGCCCTAAATATTCTTTCACAGAATTTCCTTGTTCTTCCCATTGTTTAGATAACTCTCCATTAGAGTTTGTTATTACTTCAACTATTTCGTCTTGATGTTCTATCATAAATTTATTTATAAAACTTAATATTATTTTATTCATCTCCTAAAATCTCTCCTGCTCTTACTTTACCCCAAAAATCTTTATACTCCTTAGATTCCAAAACTTGCTTAGCTTCGTCAGAAAATAAAAAATAATTCCCTAAATCATACCTCTCATTATCTAAATCATTTCCATAGTCCTGAGTTTTCTCAACTCTTGAATTATTTATATAAAAATATATTCCTTTAAATTTTCTCATCGGCTTCCTCCTCGAAATAATGTCTAAAACTAAAGCATCAAACAATTCTTTATCATCAGCATACACCAGCTTCCTCCAGTCTCACAACACTATCATCAATTTCGCTCAACCACATAGTTTTAAAATCTTCAAAAGCCTTAACTACATCAGTTATCATAGATTTTAGAACTACTCCAATCATATTTCTTTTATGTGAATTGATAGTTCCAAGCATCATAATTACAAGAAACATAGTCCTAAGAAGTTCTAAACTGTCTCCAGTTTCTTTATGCTCACAATCAGTAAACGCTTCATCTAAAATTTTAACGACATCATTTTCAACATGATAATTAATCTGACTTTTAAATCTATCTACAATCTTATCTGATGCTTTTATAGTTCTTGTCAAAATAGCTTTGTAATATCTATTTAGAACCATACCCTCTTTATCCCAAAGTTCTCTATTAATTTTCAAGTATTTATTAATTAAGTACATAAGCGTAATTCCTTGCATATCCCCATCTTTGTGTACAACTCTTATTTTTCTCATATACATCACTTCTTATTTGCTTCTTTAACTTTCTTGATTCTAACTTTCAAACTCTCAACAAGTGCATCTTGTACATCTCCTTTATTTTGTAAAGCTTCCATTACATCTTCATCTCTAGTCTCTTTACAAACCAAATGATGGATTATTACCTTTTCTGTCTGCCCTTGTCTGTGTAGTCTTTTGTTAGCTTGCTGATATAATTCCAAACTCCAATTAAGCCCAAACCATATCACATGATTACCCCCAGCTTGTAAGTTAAGTCCATAAGCTGCACTTGCTGGGTGGGCTAGTAGTATATCAATTTCCCCTTTGTTCCAATCTAGTTGGTCTTGTGGAGTCTTCAAAAGTCTTATTCTTAACTTCGATTCTTTCAAAGCTTCAACTATTCTGTCCTTGTCGTGTTGGAAATTATAGAATACTAGTGCAGGTTTCCCATTTAACTGTTCTATCAGCTCTAAAAATCTTTCAATCTTACAATCATGAACTTCAAAGACTTTCCTATTCTCGTCATAGATAGCTCCGTTTGCTAACTGAAGTAACTTGTTAGATAGTGCCGCTGCATTTGCGACAGTGATTTCAGTATCTTCAAGTTCAAGTATAGCTTTTTTCTCAAGCTCATCATAAGACTTCTTAGCCTTGCTATCTAAAGCTACAGGTACTTGTTCATAGATTATGTCAGGGAGTTCTAGGTAATCTTCTGCTTTCATAGAGATACAAATATCTGATATCTTTTCATGTATGGCTTCATTGGATCCTTCTTTGGCATCATAGTTGAAAATTACTGTTCTATTTCTTTGTCCAGGTTCAAAATATCTTTCTCTAAATTTCCCGATAGTCTTTTCTAATCTCTCTCCCTGATCCAGTAGATACAGTTGAGCCCATAAGTCTATCAACCCATTAGGTGCGGGTGTCCCCGTAAGTCCAACAATTCTTGTTATCTTGTTCCTGATAACTTTCAAACTTTTGAATCTTTTTGATTGATGATTCTTAAAGCTAGACCACTCGTCAAGTACCACCATATCGAATGGCCATGCATTTTTATAGTAATCGACTAACCAGGTAACATTCTCTCTATTTATCACATAAATATCTGCTGTTTTTGCAAGTGCCTTTATACGCTTCTGTAGCCCCCCTAAAACAAGAGATGTTTTTAGTAGGGATAAATGGTCCCACTTTGCTATCTCATCAGTCCAGGTAGCCTCTGCGACTTTTTTCGGGGCTATTATTAATACCTTTCCTACTTCAAATCTATTAAATTTTAAATCTACTATTGCAGATAAAGTTATTATGGTTTTTCCTAAACCCATATCAAGCATAAGCCCCAATTTATCATCGCTTATCATTCTATCAATGCAGTATTTTTGGTATTCATGCGGTATAAACTTCATTTAGGCATCACCTCCTCAATAAATTCATCTACTTCTTGAAATGAAGCTATAACTCTTACCCCACAATTTAAGTTTTCTAATTTTTGTATAAAATTCTTCTGTAGTGGGGATAAATTATCCCTTTTTCCTTCTGCTTTCAGTTCCACAAAATAGATATCTCCTCCAGGAACTATAACTATTCTGTCAGGTACTCCTGCATTTCCTGGAGAAGTCCACTTCATACACAAGCCTTTTTTATTTTTTACACTTTTAACTAAATATGCTTCAATTTCACTTTCACTTTTTTTCATGAATTTTCTCCAATCTGAAACGTAACAAACTTTCTTTTTTTTCTTATATATATATATAAATATAGGATTTATAGATTTTATAGACTATATATACCCTTTATTTCTTTATTTTTATATATTAATATAGAAAAGAAAGTTACAAAGTTACAAATATATATTAATACTAATAGTATCAATGTTTTTTTATGAAACTTTCTGTGTAACTTTCTGTGTAACATCAAAAAAGAGAGTTACAAGCATTTTTTATAGAAAGTTACATTTTAAAAAAGTTACACTTAGAAAGTTTCAAAATTTTTAGCTTTATATTTTTCTTCTGAAACCTTTTTGAACTCCATATTTTCCAAACCTAGAGGCTTGTTTTATCTTTTCCCACTTAAATAGTGTTGATAAAATCTTATTAATCTCAATGCTGTCGCTCTTTTTTAGGTATCTAATATCCATTTTTAAAGCTTCTTCCCATATTTCAGCGGCACACACTTTATCTCTTAATACCAAATCTTTTTCATCATATTGTAGAGTCGTAGTTTCATATTCATTCAGATATGTTCTTCTAGCAAATAAATCCATAGTATTCCAATTTTTAGGTATTTTCTTGTCTAAGTAATCCAAAATAATGCCCTTATATACATTGTCCTCCAAGTGCAATTCCTGTTCTTTTACAGCTAATTCTAATGCTTCTTTTGATAGAACTAAATTATAAGATTTATCTTTTGCAAGTTCACAAGCCTCAGCCCATATCTGATCTAACTCATCTTTCAAGTCATCAAAGATAGATTTTTTTGGCTTAAATATAAAACAATCTATTGGCCAAAATCTTCTATTTCCTGTTTCGTCTCTTAAAAAGTTAGTATCATTTGCAGTTCCAAAGAAGGCACATCTTCTTGGATATTTTTGGGCTCTACGCCCATACGATGCTCTAAAGACATCATCAGTTCTACTTAAGAAGTTTTTTACCAAATTCATTTCAGATTTTCTTAATGAACTAAGTTCTCCCATTTCTAGAATCCAACTTCCTTGGATTAACTCACATGCATCTTTACCTTCCACATTAACCAAACTATCGTTATACCACTCCATACCTAGAATCTTTAAAAAAGTACTCTTACCTACTCCTTGCGGACCTATTAAAATAGGCATATTATCCCATTTAATTCCACCATATATAGCTCTTTTAGCGGCAGCGACTAAAGATTTTTCAGAAACTTCTCTAGTGTATACATTATCTTCACAACCTAAGTAGTCTATAAATAAAGTTTCTAGTCTTTTTTCTCCGTCCCATAAGGTAGCCTGAATTCTACTAGCAACCTTATTTTCTGCATTTTCTTCTGCAATTAGATTAACTCCATCAATGATTTTATTTGTAGAAGTGATTCCATAATTACTTTCTAAATACCATCTAAGACCCGCATCATCAGTATCAGTCCATAACCTATCATCAGCTTCAAATTTTCTATCCCAAGGTACATCTTTTCTTACAAGTATTCTTGAAGAGAAAATATCCTTGAAGATTTTAAATTTTAGTTCTCTATCATTTCTTAAAATCAGCATTATATTAGCAAGGGTACTAAGTACTTTTGAATTATCTTTCGAGTTATATACAAGTTCTGCTGTCCAGCTATCATCTTCTTCAACTACTATACCTTCAACTGTATCTACATCAGGATTATTAGAGACAGAGAATTCAGATATTGCTTTTTGCCTTCTCTCTTTAAGTAAATCTGAATTGACTGGAGTCTTAGCGAATACCCATTCTTTCATAGCCAGCCAAGAAGGTAGTTTGGCCACAGGAGTTTTAATATCTGCCTGTATATCTAAATGTCCGAATTTATGTAATCTTACTAAGTCAAAAGCATTTACTAATTTTTGACTACAAGGGTCAGTGGCATGATGTGAGTATAAGAAAAGTCCATCTTGATACACAATAGCTCCAGCAGTAGTACTTCCACCCACAAAGGTTAATCTATCAGATATATCACAAGGTTCATATACTCCAGGTAAAAACTCATCTATTGCTTGGTAAATGTTGAACCTTCTACAGAATGCCCCTACCATTCCCTCTTTTTCTAAAGGGTTTTCTTGTTGCTTCAGCAAAGACAAATGATGCTTTTGAGCATCAGGAACTTCTGGCCATGTTGTTACATCTCTCCAATCAGCATACATATTAAGAACTGCCTTACCATCTAACATAGGCTTGTCAGCATAAGTAAAAACATAATCACTATCAGTAGAATGGCTAGGCCAGTACATTAACCTAACAGCTTGAAAGGTAGTAGGATCACAATAACGTAATCCTATAGACTCTGCTACCTTTCTCGCTATCGGTTCATACTCATCAGCAGACACATCTTCAGCTAAGGGCAAAATAACTCTAATTCTAGGTTTAGTAGTTTGGTGCTTACGAGTGCTGTACACTGCATAAGCACAGCCTAAACTATTAAGAGTTTTTATAATCTTAGTATCATCTTCATAAGCTAAGTTATCTAAGTCAAGAGTAATTAAACTCCTGCTTTCAACAGCTTCACTTCTTCTAAGATTCCCTTTTAATTTTCCACCAACAAAGCCTCCAACGTCCTTAATATCATCTTGCTTAGCTTTAGAATAAGATAAGAACTCATCTAGTGTTTCAGCTGTTATTTTAGGTTTTCCTAATCTATCTACAAATTCAGACCAGGTAATTTCAGTTCGTACCCATTCCTTAGAGTGTCTGTTATTTGCTTCAGATATTATTAATTTTCTCGAGTTCTCCATCTGTTATCTCCTTTTATCCAAGTTCTATTATTTTAGATATGCAGTTAATCGCTCCAGGAATGTTTAAAGCAATTAAATTCCTAAAAGTCTCATTCATTAAAATAGCCTTTTTAGCTGTATAGCCCTCACATATCCCCATTATGATAGTAGTCCAATCTGTTTTTAATTTATCAGCAATGTTCTCTAAAGTATTTTCGTTATCATATTCATCTGCTTCATTCCCTTTTTCTATCCAGGACAAGTACTCAACAGCCTTGTTGTAATCTTCTAATCCGTTTTTCTTTTCTGCACGAACCAGGTACTTAATCACATTCCATATTCTAGTTCCTAAAGGGTTAGGCATATCTCTAACAATAACATCAGATAAGTCTTTACATTCAAAATTACAACCTGGTATCATATAATGCTTTGGTGAATGTACGTTATCAACTGCTAACTCTATATCTTTTTCAAAGTCCTTTTTTAAATCTCTATCTGGAGTTTCTCCAATAGCAACTAGTATTTTCTTTTCAAGAGTAGGACTCTCTACATTAAGTCTTCCATTTTCTAAATGTGATAAAAAGCCTTGTGTAACTCCTATTTTTGTAGCAAATTCTGTTTGAGATATTTTATTTTCATCTCTAAATTTTTTTATTTTTCTTCCTATATGCATAATTTCCTCCTAATCTTTCATATAATAACTACCGGTAAATCCAGCAGCATTTAATATTAATCCTTTTGCCCAACTAATTTCTTCTGTCATAGTTTTTATAACTTCTTCTAACTCCACAGACTTTGGAACATCTAGTATTATCTCGTCATGCACGTGGAACACTATTGGCCAACCTTTATCTTTTACTCTTAGCAAAGTTTCTGTTAAGCAGTCTCTTGCGATAGCTTGTACAATATTTTCTGTTAATTTACCGCCATAAGTTGGGATAACTTCCCACTTCTTAGATGTTTGATTAATCCCCATGTAATGCATCTGCATTTGCCCAAATTGATTTTCTTTTAAAAATGGTTTTGGATAGAAAAGTTTTCTACCACTTGGCAATTCAATTGTGAAAAAGTCTTGACCATAAATAAAGTCATACTCTTTAGCTAACTTTACGCATTTAACTATCTGCGGTTCTCCAGTCTCTAATACTTCAACAGAGGCATTCTCTAATGCATACCACAACTCCACAATTCTTTTTGATGATTTTCTCCATCTATCTACAATGTCTTTCATTTCTTCATCGGTTAAGCCCATATCAGCTGCACCCATAGCAGTTAAAGCTCCAACACTACCTTGGTATCCTAGTGCAAGTTCTGCAACTTTTCCTTTAGCTCTAAGATGATAGTTTTCTTCACCTTTTGCGATGGTATTTATTGGCACTCCAAACATTTGAGATGCTGAGGCCTCATAGATTTTTCCATGAGTTTTAAACACTTCCATTCTCCACTCTTCTCCAGCAAGCCATGCTATAACTCTTGCCTCTATTGCTGAGAAGTCTGACACAACAAAATGATTGCCCTCAGAGGGGATAAATGCTGTTCTGATAAGCTGTGATAAGGTATCAGGTATATTTCCATAAAGCATTTCTAAAAGTTCACCATCACCTTTTTTAATAACATCTCTAGCTACATCTAAAGTTTCTATATAGTTACGAGGTAGGTTCTGTACTTGAACTAATCTTCCAGCATATCTCCCAGTCCTGTTGGCTCCATAGAACTGCAATAGTCCTCTTACTCTTTCATCTTTACACATAGCTTCGTCCATAGCTTTATATTTCTTAACAGATGTTTTAGATAATTCTTGCCTTATTTCTAATACTCTTTTTGCTTTTCCATCTTCTAAAGTATCTACCATTTTTTCAACTGTAGCTTTTTGCAAATTCTCAACTTCTTCTCCTGCTTCTTCTAACCACTCTAATAGTTGCTTAGCAGAGTTAGGATTATCTAGTTTAGTTATATCTCTTGCTTCTTCTAGTAAATTAGCCCTGGATAATGCGTCTATATACAGAGCACCATTGACTAACTCACTATCAACTCTTACTCCGTATGCATTCATGAATGTATCTAACACCCAAAGCTTCCACTCTCTTTCAGGAACAGGAAAAGCACTTAATCTTCTACCTATCTCCATTTCAGTAACTACGTCTTGTATACAGTATTCTTTAAATAGCTCCCATTTTTCTGGAGCATGTTGAGGCAAGTTTCTAGTTCTGTTCCCATTACTTTTAGTAGGATTACAAGGTATACAGAAGTATCTTATTAAAGCACTACCAGTAGTTAATTTTTTCTTATCTTGTGGTAAACCCATTGCATTACCTATTGCAGCAAGACCTGCAGTATACCCACAATAAAGACCGTGTACCATAGTGCATTGCCATTGTTCCAAAGGAGTTTCTATTCCAGCCATGTTCAGACACCACCATTCAAAGACAGCATTGTATGCGTACTTAATACAAGACTCATCTTTTAAAAGGGCTAATACTTCTCCAGGAATAGCTTCACCTTGTGCAAGGTCTACTATTTTTACATCTTGGCCATCAACGGAATATGCAAATAAAAGTATCTGAAAATCATCACTCATTGCATACTTATAAGCACCAGATTTACCTATGTCTACAGAGCTAAATGTTTCTATATCTATATTTAAAGTTCTCATAATCGCTCCTTTTTTGAAATTGAAAGGCAGTATTAAAACTGCCCTTCTTATAAGTTTTTTTATAGAATTGGTTCTCCAGTAACTGGATCTATTTCAACCTCATCAAATTCATTTTCTGCCTTAATTCCTACAGCTGATAGAGGCTCTCCATCCATTAACTTTTGTACATTACCAAGTCCGCAACCTATTCCTTTCTTACCACTCACATTGTAAGGGAAAAAGTTTATTGACACTCTTGCATATATCCCTGAATAAACTTCTGATTGATTTAAAATTGGTTGTAGCTTCGAGTCTACTATCCCTGGTTGATAGTCTATTTTTGCACTTGCTGTAAACACCCAATGACCTTTACATTCGGGACCAAATTCTTGACCATCTGATGGTCTTACACCATCTCCATCATATATTGGGATAGTTGGTTTTGGAGGTTTTACTCCATTCCATACAGTACCAATACCTTTTTCTATCGCAGCATTTATTGCAGCATCAAGTTTCATCTTAGTTTGTACATCAGTTTTTGGAACTAGAATTGTACAACTGTACTTTTCTTCTTGCCCTTTTTCTGCTGCATAAGGTTTAAATAAATGCACATAACTTAATCTTACTTTCCCTGTCATCACTCTAGTATCATTTGCCATTAATATCACTTCTCCTTTTATAAATTATTAATATCATCAACTACACTAAATTCATTTTCTGCCTTTATCTTGTTTGTTATAGCTTCTCTTTTATCAGATGCATCTACAAGAGTTGGCTTCCCTACATTCATAACTATTAAATTTCCAACTAGATTATTAAAATCTTTTTTACCTATTACTTTTTCCATCTGAGCTAATGTTAAGTACTTTCTTTCATATAAAAGTTCTTCTGCAATTCCATTTTCTTTGAGTACTTTTATAGCTTCATCAGTGTTTTTAAAACTTCTACTACCTCTACCATTAACAGCCTTCCAACCAGGAACATTATTTCCTTTTAAACTTTCTGCTAAGGCATATTTCTCTAATTCATTTACCCAAGTATCTAAATCACGTGCTTTTTGCAGAATTTCTCCAATTTCTTCTAGCGTTAATAGATCAGCAGTTTTAAATTCATATTTTGCAAGTTCAAGATTAATATTAGCTCTTGCTTTACAAGTTGCTTTAGCTTTACAGAATTTACAGTGTTCTCCACAGTTAAAATCACCCTCACCATTTAAAGCCATTACAGCCTTTTCCTGTGCTGTCTTAGCAAAAGCTAGTAAGTAATCGAGACTACATTCCCAAGTGTCTATGCCAGTTAATCTTGGCTGTACGATTGACATTTTAATATGTTCTATTGGAAATATCATTTCGTAAGCAAGATATGCCCCTAATGCATACAGAAGTAACTGGGCATTATTTTCAACACTTACAGGAACACCTTTTCCATACTTAAAATCTATGATGTGTAAAGTGTCATTAGCGATTAAGATACAGTCAGCTGTACCAAATCCACCAGGAACATATTGTGAGAAATCTACTTTTTGTTCAACAGAGATATGTGGGGTAGTTGGGTAACTGTACATCTGTTCTTGTATAAATTCTACATACTCATCTGTGTAACCTTGCATTTCTTCCTGATAAAGTTCTTTGTCTTTTAGCTTCTTCATTGCTGAAGTAAACTTCCTAGAAGTTAAACCTGGGTCTATTAACTTTTTCACTTTTAACTCTGCTATCTCATGTGCTAGGCTTCCTTCTTTCGCATATTCACTCTCTACATCTTCAAATTGCTCACAGAGTCTTACAGAAGGTGGACAAGCCATCCACCTTGATGCACTAGAAGGTCCTAATAGTGCATGTGCCATTAAATATCAACTCCTAAATTTTTAAGTTCTTGAACAAAAGCTCCATAACTTTCTTGAGGTAGAACAGTTATAGCTTTAACTCCAAATTTGCCTAACAAATCTTTCATAGTTTTTCTGTTATTTTCAATGTCTTTTGCTACCCAAGCAGCTGCTATTCTTTGTAAATCATCTGCAGTATACTCAGCTGTCTTAGTAGGTAAAGGAGTTGCTACAGCTACAGGTGCTTCTTCTTTTTTAGCTGGTGCTATAGGTAGTTTTTGAGTTGGAGCATCTTCTACCTTTTTAACAGATTCTTTTTTCTCTACTGCATTATCTATTGCTCTATTAATTGCTTTTTCTGTATCTGATTTTGGGAGAGCTATATTTTCAGCTAGATTTATATAGTTTCCTCTTACAAAATCTAATATTTCTTTGCTAACTTCTTCCACACTTCCTGTAAATTCTACTTTTACCATTTTTTATATCCTCCTATTTGCATTTTTTATTAATTTGTTGTAATATATAATCAAATTTTGATTGATGGTCTGTTGATGATGCGGTAGTCGCAACAGACTTTTTATTTATTCTCAGCATACTGAACACCTCCTTCACACAGCATAATTCCAAAGTTCTTTAATACCCATAGTCAGAGACTCACCCGTCACAATGTTTGATAGAACAGCAATATCTCCGTCTTCTAAAACTAATTCAAAATAATTTCCGTCTATTAAGAACATTTAACCAACTCCTTAACAACCGTTTATTGCCATAGGCATGATTATATAATCTGTGTTATCCTTGCTAAATTTAACAGCACTTCTATTATTTTTTCCTAAAGCAATATTAAATTTATTATCCTTAATCCACTTAAACCACAGATCCACATATTTAAAATCTAAAGCTGTTTTTAAACTAGCTTTTGTATTATCCAGTTCCATAATCTCTAAAAATAATTTGGACTCATCATTTGGATAAGCTTCAACAGATACTTTTCCATTTTCAAAGTTAAAAAATCTAGTAAAATACTCCTTCCCACCTACTGACTTTAACATCTTCCAAACTGTATTTTCAGTAAAATTAATGAGAGGATATGCTTCAGAATGGCTTTCATACTCTAACTCTTCAATTACTTTAGATATGTCTGGAACTTTTATATCCTTCATAGGTTCATACTCAATAACTTCCATTTCTACTTGAACTGCGATTTTTCCATCTTTAAGTACAGCTATAGATGTTGCCTTTTTTAAGTCATCTAGTATGTCATATATACGGATAGTATCTGACCCTGGTAACTCTTCATGAGAATCTTTAATAGATGCAAGTCTATACGTATCAGTAAATCCAACATACTTTCCAGCAACTATCAGTCCTTTAAGTTCTCCAGACTTTGCAATACTTGCAAAATGATTTAAAATTTTTATATCATCTTTTCTTAAAACTAGAACTTGTTTCCCTTCATTTTTAGAATTGTATTCGATTATATTCATTTCTTCT